CATATAAGTATGGACTACACAATTACTTTAACCGAAGCAGAAGACCTAGCACTTCAATATGTCGCTGCTGACCCACAAGATTGGATTGATAACGCAGCACACAACCGTGCTCGCATTGCGATTGACGAAATCTGCGACCTCTACGTCAAGCATAAGTTAGACAACAACGAAACAATTACTGCCACCAACAAACCAGATATGGTTCTGGCAGCATACGAAGAAGGTTTAGTCAAGACAGCAGCACAAAGAAACGAAGAGGCAGCAGCAGCGTCAGCAGCACTCGCCGGTTGATAATACAAAGGAGTTTATAAATGGCTAGCAGTCTCCGAGTTAATGCTATCGTTCCTGCGAGTGGAACTAACGTCGCTATTGGGACTGCTGGCGGAACAATTACTTATGCTGCGAGTGTCTCTGGAGTTTCTACTTTTACAACAGTTAGTGCCACTACTGTAACTGCTACAACAATTACTGGTGTAGCAACTGCTGGTATTACTACTGCTTATATTGGTTCTGTGAATGACGGTCCTCTTGCTGGATTTCGTAATTTTATAATTAATGGAGATATGGCAATTTCGCAAAGAGGAACTTCATTTACAGATATTAATACTTATACTGTAGATAGATGGAGAACTTTTGGAGGTCCAATCACATTTACGGTAACTCAGCAAGATAGTATCGCAACATATTCACCTTCACGTTATGCTATACGTTTTGCTAGAAACTCAGGACAAACTCAAACAAATGATAGTGGAATCGCTCAAGGAATTGAAACAAGAAACTCTTATGCTTTAAGAGGTAAAAGAGTAACCATATCTTTTAAAGCAAGATGTGGTGCCAATTATAGTGCGGCATCTAGCACTCTTCTTGCGAGAGTATTTACTGGAACTGGGACTGATGAAAATCCAGTGAGTATGACTAGTATGAATGCGGATATAGCACAATCTGTTACTTTAACAACATCATTACAATCTTTTTCAGTAACAGGAACTCTTTCTAGTAGTCTTACACAAGCAACATTAACATTTAGTTATACCCCAACTGGAACTGCTGGTGCTAATGATTGGTTTGAGGTGACGGATGTTCAATTGGAAATTGGAGACAGAGCGACCCCGTTTGAGAGAAGAAGTTATGGACAGGAACTTTCTCTCTGTAGAAGATATTTCCAAAGAATTTATGACCCTCCAATGAGGGGTGTTGCAACTGGTGGAACTAATGGTGGAGCATCAAGACTTTGTTTATTTTTTTCTGATACTATGCGAGCTCTGCCAACACTTACTATAAGTGGAACGTTTACTTTTTGGAATGGTGCTGCAACTCAAACTGGCGGAACTCTTGCTGGTTATTTTCAAGGTGGACCTGATGGTATGGACCTTGATATTACCATCTCGGGAGCTTTTACTCAAGGTCAAGCAGTATGTGCTTATTGTCAAGCTTCAACTTCAAAATATGTAGATTTAATTGCGGAGTTATAAAATGTATCAACAATACATAGACAGTATTACAAAAGAAATATATCCGAATGGAATTAAAAGACTTTCAGATAATGCTTTTATTCCCTTTGATTCTGGTAATGTCGATTACCAACAGTATCTTGCTTGGTTAAAAGAAGGCAATGAACCTCTTCCACCAGACCCAATTTCTGAACCAGAACCTCTAACACCACAGCAAAAGTTAGAAGCAGCAGGACTTTCAATAGAAGAACTCAAAGAACTTTTAGGACTATAAATATCTAAAAACCATATAAATGTCTGATATAAGAGTCAATCGTTGGTTACATCAATCTGGTACTGGCGGAGTCTATCAGGATTCCACTGGTAGAGTCGGTATCGGAACGTCAGTACCAACAAGTGCTTTGGATGTTCAGTCAGGGACGATTAAGATTGGTAATAATACTTTAAGTTCTTCTGGGGTTTCTACATTCACATCAGTAACTTCTACTACTTTAAATACCACAACGTTAAATGTAGGAACTGGTGGGACTATAATTACCACAACTACTGGTGGTTTGGTTGGTATAGGAACCACAAATCCTAACGCTTCTTTATCTATTTCTGGTACTGGTGGTGGTTCATATCTAGATATTTACAATGGTGGAGACATTCGCTTATTTCCAGCAGGACAACATACGGGAAGTGCCCAATCTGTTAGTATTTACTGTGATACTTCTGGTGAATTTGTTGTTGGTGGAAATTTAAAATTAGCATCTAGTGGAGTAATTTTAAATAGCTCTTCAAATCAAATTTTAAAACAAACTGGTGGAATTCTCCAAATAGTTCATGACAGAGATGATACTACTTATGGAACAACTTCTACTTCATTTCAACAAATAACAGGTATTTCAACTTCAATAACACCTAATAACACTTCAAATAGAATTTATATAAATTTTACAACACAGTTTTACCACGCAAACAGCAATGGCATTCATTTCAGTATTAGAAGAAATGGAATAAGTTTAGTAGATACAAATACTATAAGTTTTTACCATGCTGAGACAACAAATCCCGATTACAGAATGGTTTTTGGGGGAATACAGATAATGGATTCTCCAGCAACAACTTCAATATGTACATATGAAGCTTACTACAGATCAGATACTGGTGGTCAGGTCTATATTAATAGGCCTAGCAATACTACTTACACTAGCAGAAGTGGTGTGTTTGGTAGTACAGGAATTACTTTAATGGAGGTAGTAGGATGATTTTTGATATTACTCACGCATTAAATTCCTTAAGACCAGGAGCAGAATGGTCTATAAAAGGAAGTACCTATGATGGTCTAGAATGGTTAGATGAAACTCAATCAAAACCAACTAAAAAACAAGTAGAAACAGAAGTAGCAAGACTTCAAACAGAATATAGTCAGCAAGAATACCAAAGATTAAGAGCAGCAGAGTATCCAGACTTGAAAGAACTTGCTGATGCTTTGTATTGGTCTTCAAAAGGCGATAATAAAAAACTTGATGAGTATTATGCTAAATGTGAGGCAGTTAAACTAAAGTATCCTAAAGACTTATAACTTCTCTTCAACGGCAACAAACCGAGTCTACTGATAAACTCATACTTTGTCAACCCTTGACACCTGATCCAGAATCCCGTATAATATCAAGGTCTTCAACATCCTTGTAACTTTGGGAATGAAGACCCTCTCTGTGGTGGGAGAGGTGAGTTGGTGGTATAATAAGGAGGGTTTTTATACCCTCTTTTTTTCTATTATAAATTAATATAAAAATCATAACAAATTATGAACTTTACTGTATATTCTAAAGAGGATTGCCCATACTGCTATAAAGTCAAACAAGTTCTTGAGTTGACAGGAAGTAACTTTGTAGTATATAATCTCAATGAGCATTTTACCAGAGATGAGTTTTATGCCGAGTTTGGCGAAGGCTCTACTTTCCCACAAGTTATTTGTGATGAACAAAAATTAGGAGGATCAGTTGACACAATCAAATTCCTCAAGGAACAACAAATCATCAAATCCTGACCTAAATAAAAAGGAAGACCACTTTAATCGTGGTGTTGAACTTATACTTAATGGAGGAAAAAGAAAGCAGACCCAGCCCTTCCATATCATCTTTGAGAAGATGGTTTGCTTTCTAAATCGGGAGGTAACCATCTATTTTGAGTTTTCCTTTAGATCAAGGAAGAAAAAGTAGTTTCCCGGAGCAAACACATGTTAGCAATCAGTTTAGTATTCGGTTCTTTTCTAACAGTATTGTTTCTGATTGTGGGAGTAATGCTTGGTTGGGTTGCCAGAGAATACATGATGAACTATCGGGAGATTCCAAGACCACATCCAGAGATGTTTGACTCCCAAGGCAATTTAATCCCAGATGAAGTAATCGCATTTAACTTTGAAAACTATTATGACAACGACGACGCAGAAGAAGACCACGACGACTAAAGCACAATCAAAAACCGTCAAGGTCACTCCAATTCCAGAATTACCAAATAATCCTTTCACATTTGAAGTATTAGATCTTGTATCAAAACAGAGATCTAATGTCAAGAAAGTAGAAGTTCTCAAAAAATATGAAGACATCTCTCTGAAGTCTCTATTTGTTTGGAACTTTGATGAGTCTATCATTTCTGTTCTTCCAGAGGGTGCTGTACCCTATTCTGGATATGCAGATCAGACTTCTTATAATGGATCTCTCTCCACAAAGATCACTGAAGAAGTTCGTAGAATGCATGAGACTGGATCATTCTCTCTTGGTGCGAGTGATAATCAAGGACATACCACGATTCGTAGAGAGTATGTGAACTTCTATCATTTCATCAAAGGTGGAAATGATACTCTCAACAACATTCGTCGTGAGACAATGTTCATCAATATTCTTGAAGGACTTCATCCTCTTGAGGCAGAGATCATTTGCCTTTGTAAGGACAAGAAACTTTCCGAAAAGTATAATATCACCAAAGAAGTTGTTGCGGAGGCATATCCCGACATTCAATGGGGAGGGCGTTCGTGAGTCAGGTTGTTGATAAACGACAGGAAAAGCATATGGACCATTGGACACCAGCAGAAAAAGAAACTTGTAAGTCACGCTACGGTTGTGACATCCTCGTTGAAAATGGTTCGTATGCCGAAGTCTGTACGAAAGAGGCACCCAGAGATGCTTATATCATCAAGTATCTTGTTGACGATATGGTTTGCTTTGACCTGACTAAAGGTAGTAGAAGCAAACTGTTTGACATGTACTGGGATAAGTTTCGTGAGAACCTGAAGAATATTGACTTTGGATTTGGTACAATCAATCCAAAGACGTGGGGTTATCAGGCACCCAAAACCAAAAAGCGGAAGTGATTCCCCAGATCGCCAACAATTTTTCCGGCAAAATTTTGAGTTCTTAAAGTTTTTTAAAATTGTATCACATTTTACAAAAAAACTTGTATAAATTATCGTAACGAGGTATAATGCCTCTACGTTCATCTGGAAAACCAGACGGAAGTAAGCCGACTCGGAACGGATCAAAACCTACTTATAGGTCGTTCATCTATGGAAACACTTCTTTTAACTTGCCTTCAAGCACAGTTAATGGTTGGGAGAATTCTTAAACAGGACATTCCCAATCAAGCAAAGAATGATATTATTTGGGAGATCAAACAGATTTCTCCAAAAACTTGCCCCATAGACGCAAAAGCCGACTGAAGGAACGCCACCTAACCTAACAGTAAAGGAGCAAACCTAATGTCTAAAGTCGTATACCGTGGTGTTGAATACGATACCGAAAAGCGTATTGAATATCAACAGCAAATGCAACAACAATCCCAACAATACAACGAAACCTATCGTGGTGTTAAGTTTGTAAAGGAGGGGCATAAGTGAAAAAACTTAACTTCCTTCAAATCATTAAAGAGCAAAAGCAAAAAGAAGAGCGTCGTCATCAGGCACAACTAGCACAACTAGTTGGAGCAAAGTGATGGGACAAGTCATCATATCTTCAACTGCTGCGATTGCGTTGATGACCATATTACTGTCATCATACATTCAGTGGCTTTATAAGTAAATCACTGGGAGGGGCAACCCTCCTTTTTTTATAGGTATAAACTCGTAGGCATAAATTATTGTTAAGGAATCAACACAAAACACCTAGATAGTAGTAGAATATAGAGGTGAAGCGTATGAACGAAAACCCCTTTGTTATGTTATT